AAACCATCCATCTGCCAAACATTCCATGAGATGATGTCTGTGATACAGTCAAGGGACATAGGCATACAGCCGATTTCCAACCTTTTACCATCAAACCGATACCTGAAATTTTCAATCAGCGTCAGGAACAGGTTGCACCTTGCCAGCAAGAGGTTGTCTCCCTGCCACTCATAGCCGTATGTCGATGCGTAGGCACTGATTGCCCAGCACATCCACATATCGTAGTCATGGAACTGCTCTGCCAAAACATTCAGCTTTCTATCCAGCAGACCGATTCTGTCCGGCACGGCAATCATTTGTCCTGTCGTGGTATCGTATCGGCTTGTGAGGAACGGCGCTTCTCCACAGGTGACTTCAAGACAAGTCTTGTTGATGTACTCTTTCCAGTCCTCGCCTACCAAGTCTTTCTCTGCAACGTCTGCCATCTTCTTGCAAACCCAAGTCGGCGTGAACACCTCAGCTTTCTTGCTGGTGCGCTTCTTCTGGTCTGCAATCCGTTTCTGCACACGAGGGACAAACTGAACTTTTTCCAACTGTTCCAGCGTGATTTCATCTGCAAAGCCCACGCCTAGTTCAGGCGGCGGGTCTGTCGCCCAGATAATGTTCTTGCCTGTCGTGTGGTCTTGCAAGAGGACAGGAAGGAATGTGCGTAGGCAGGGGTATGAGAAATCAATCAGAATATCGCTTTGTGAAATATTTTTTGTGAGCATAAT